TCCTCCACCGTGAAGTAGTCGGTGAGAAGGAAAACTTCTACCTGATTGTAGGCAAGCAACGGGGCGGTGCAACAGGCGAGATCTCTCTGAGCGTGGATAAACCCAAGTTCCTGCTAACCGAGGCGTTCAGGGATCACACCTATTAAGGGCTTTGCTTGAAAACATTCCAACCTACGCCATCGATTGGAACGTTTAGCATTATAATTAATTCATTCAAAAGAAGGGTAAGATCAATGAAAGACCGATTACATGAGCTGTTTGAATATAAGAATGGGGCTTTAATACGGAAGGTCAGAACGTGTAATAGCGTTAAAGTTGGTGACAGTGCAGGATATCTCAGGCCTGACGGAAGAATTTATATCATGGTGGATGGTAAGCAGTATTTACGATATCGACTGGTATGGATGATGCATTACGGTAACATACCCAAGGGTCTACAAGTGGATCACATTGATAACGCTGGCCTCAAGTCTGATGATCGCATCGAAAACCTACGACTCGCTACTCAATCGCAGAACAACCATAACATCGAGGCGAGGGGTCATGACTGGCATGAGCCTTTGGGTAAGTGGCGAGCCCAGATCAGGCATCATGGCAAGGGTATCCATCTAGGCTATTTTGACTGCCAGATTGATGCTAGGGCTGAGTACCTCAGAGCCAAGAGAAAATATGCAGGGGAGTTTGCACCAAAATGATAAGTGAAAGGGGGGATGTAGCGTCTATGGGCAAAGACTTTCAGGATGTCGTAAAGATATTTGAACCTAATGACGTTGAGGTCGAAGTATTTCCGTCAGTGGTCTCAATAAATTGCGACAACATGACAGGCGGGTCAAAGAAATCCAGCCTGTGGTTTGAGGGTCAACGTGGCGTTCGCTACTTCAAGCCGCTACGCAAGACAGGTCTTAGGACTAGCAGTCAGAACGCTCTCTACTGGCTGTGGGTTAAAGACATTGCGGAGCAGAAGGGCGAGGACACAAAGCAAGAAGTCCACCGTAAGCTCAAAGGACGCTACGTCCACCCTGTGATGATGAGAGACCCACTGTATTGTGAGATGTGGGACTCAATAAGGAAGCTTAAAGAAATGGACCTAGGGTTAGCGAAGCCGCTGATGACGGGGGTTAAAGCTATGTTGTCAACTACAAAGCTAACGGCAGCAGAGTTCTCAGAAGTCCTTCGAGAGATCGAGAGGGATGCAAGAATGGCGGGGATAGAATTAACAATCCCTGAAGATGTTTACAAATTAGCGGGAGTGAGAAAATGAAAAGAGGTGAGGACCATGGACGTAATAAGTTAACTGAGAATCAAGTAATAGAGATCATTGACAGACTTGCTGCTGGTGAGCATGTTAAAGACTTGGCGGCAGAGTTCGGAGTGGGTGCTAGAGCAATCTCATATATTCGGCAAGGCAAGAACTGGAAGCATGTGGCTAGACCCGAGGGGATGGTTCAATGCGGCTAACAAAGAACTTTTATCGTAAGGAAGCAAAGGATCGTGACTGCCAAGTCAGGCTTCCGCTGCACTGCAACTTTGATTCTGACACTACCGTGTTGGCTCATAAGAACGGTGGCGGAATGGGGATGAAGGCTCTTGATATTCATGGTGCATGGTGTTGCTCATCATGTCACGACGTGATCGACAATAGAGTTAAGACTGAGTTGGAGCGTGAGGATGTTATTCTCTCGTTCTATGAAGCGATTTTTCGCACACAAGAAATTCTGATTCGAGAAGATAAGCTATGAAACTACTGCAACTAAATGTGAAACTAAAACTTGGTGAGCTAACAAGGGAGAATCACGCATTCCAAAACTGGCAGAGATATCATACTGAGTTCTTTGATGACGTGAGCATTGCGGAGGCGGCAAAGGATTATTGGGAGTCAATCGGAGTCAAATCGGAGTACGGCGAACTATCGGAGAAAATGAAATGAACTACGACCCGATCAATAGACCCAAGCATTACGTCCAACACCCGTCAGGTATCGAGTGCATCGATATAACCAAGCACATGTCATTCTGTTTGGGTAACGTTATTAAATACGTCTGGAGGGCAGACTTAAAATCAGACACTCCAATCGAAGATCTGCGGAAAGCTCAGTATTACATCTGTAAAGAGATCGAGAATCGCATCGCGATTAAGTCAGAATGAGTACTTGGAAAGCCTGCGAGCGAACGATAGCTAAGATCTTGGGTGGGGAGAGGGTCCCTGTCTCAGGTCGTCAGCGTGGTGACAGTCCAGACATAGCACATGACTGGTTATCGATTGAAGTAAAGCATCGCAAGTCTCTACCGAGTTGGCTGTGGGACGCAATGGATCAGGCTCAGGCGAGCAAGGTCGAGGATCAGTTGCCGATTGTTGTACTGCATGAGAAGTCTCAGAAGTACTCTGAGTGCTTTGTGCTGATGAGACTAGATGATTTCACTGACTACTTCGGTGAATAGCTCTAAGGGCTCCTGAGAGCCCCTCTAAGCCTGTTTCAGGCGCTACCCCTACCCTAGGTATGCCTTCAGCCTAAAATACTGGTGTACGCAGCTCTTCGGTTATTTTTTCCGCGATGAAATCGCAGTGCTTCACTATCCGTAATAGATCTTCAGATAGTGCCAGTGCCGTTGAGCCATCGATCCAATCAGTAACACCTCGGGCTACCTCGATACTGTATTCACTCCTGTCATTTATATCGAAATAAACTATCGCGATCGGATCGGCGATTGCGTTTGCGAAGGCCAATTGGCTGATGTCGCCATTTTTATACAAGGTTGTTTTTGTCACTGTTACCATTTTCGTTTCTCTCGTTGTGATGGGGCGACTAATGCCGCGGATGGTTTACTGCGTCATGTTTCATCGTTCTAATTTCTCCGTTGATATCACGGGTTTTTTCCCGTTGCTAATTAAAGATAGGGCGTGAGCCTTTGCCCACGCCTCGACTGCCCAGACTGCCTCCAGCGTATACTGGAAACTTTCCGATGATGTGTAAACGTAATACTTCATTACGCCTTCACCTTCTGTGATAGCGCTATAGCGTCGCAGTGCTTCACTATCAGTAACAGATCACTAGAGAGCGCTATTGCAGTTTTGCTATCTATCCAATCGGTAACGCTTGGGTATACTTCGATAGAATATTCACTCCTGTTATTCATGTGGAAATAAACCTTTGCGACTGAGTCGCCGCTTGAGTTTGCGATTGTCTGCTCTCGCGTATCGCCGTTTCTGTATAATGTTGTTGTTGTCACCTTAATCATTTTCGCTTCCTTTGGTTTAGCGTGGGGCGACTTATGCCGCCCCGTTTGACCTACGCCAGTTCCTTAGCGGTTTCTATTTGCAGCTCAGCCGCTTCAATACTGAAAGACTCTTTGTATGCCCTCAAAACCATCTGCATATTCCGAGCATCGTTATGCTCTACACTCCAGTTATAAGCTAGGTCGTCCTTCAGAGTTAGATGAATGTATATTGTTTCTTGTGTAGATGAAGTCATGGTCAGGTCTCTCGGTTGGTTGTTTGTTTCAGTGGGGTAAATATACATCAGGTAAATTCAGATGTACACCCCTATCTCACATTTTTTTGAACGCCTCTACAATAATCTGTGCTTAAAAATAACGAACACGCTACCTTTGCCATTGTGCATTTCAGTAACATAAGCCCATTCGCCGCCCCTGTAGATGTGGTTATGTCTCTGGCAGAATTTAAAGGCTTTTAACCAAGATGAGTAGTAATAACTACCCATCCCAGTATGCACTTCGTATGCGTATTTCCTTTTCACCAACTGATATACCTTGGTTTTACGCCAGCCGCTTTTTGATGGTTGCGCCATTCATTATTTGCGCGGAAATTAGCTATACGATAAAACTTCATCCATTCGGATTTAGGTATCCCGATCTCTGCCATCTCGTCAATAGCGGCGTCTTTTTCATTACCGCAAAAATCTCGTGAGCTTATGATTGCATCTGTGATTTGCTGTATTTGGGTATCTGTTACGTTCATTTTGATTCTCTCGGTTGGTTGTTTGTTTCAGTGGGGTTATTTGAACATACCTAGATTCAGATGTACACCCCATAGCCGCTAAAGTAATCGCCGTAGCAGATGACTGATAGCAGCGCGCTCTTCTCTCAATTCCTGTTCCGTCAAGCTCATTTTCTGTGCGGCTTTTTCTGCTGCCGCTTCTGTTTTGAAAGACTTACAAGGGTTTTTAGTTTCAGTCATCCGGTCAGTGATTCGGTCAGATACTTTTTTGATTATGTTCATTTTCGTTTTCTCTCTGTTTGTGGTTGTTTGTTTCAGTGTTGTTAGGGCGACTTATGCCGCCCCGAATTATTATTCTCCAATTATTTATTTTCTAGTTTAAAAGTTTAGCCGGACAGGTATTATTAATACTTGTCCGGCATTTATTTTACTACGACGTGGCGCGAGTAACGCCGCTCTCAACCGTAAGCTTCTCGCTGTCAGGTCGAGACATAACGTAGGCAGTGCATTCGGTATACGTGCCTGTAAAAACTCGCGAATATTCCCACCAAGCTTCCCCCATTTCGCGAACTCGCTTTGCTTTTAATACTTTTGCTTTCATGTTAAATCCCTCGGTTGTGTTGTTTCAATACCAAGCATTATACCGATACTTACGCGTAAGGCAACAACTATTTTAATTTATTTTTGATTGCATCATGATGCCGCTTTGGTACTTTGTGACCGCAGCAAAAATAATTTTCTAAATCCCCGTTTTCAATATATGCATAACCCATTTCCGTTATGCCTTCCGCGTCATTTCCCGCCAATCGCCGCAGGCATAATCGAATATCAAAACCCGACGGGGCATCAATAGGCCATTCCTTTAGATCGATATCGTAACAATCCTCTATGTCCTCATATTCGTCAGGAGTGAAAGTTTCAACCCACCATTCATAGAGTATTTCGGTTTTCATGACATGCAAGGCGTTGATTGTTCATCTTTAGTTTTTTGCGCCGTGGTAAATTCCTTCTCTTTACCGTTTAACCAGTAGACACCAAACAGGCTGTCAGATGGGTCAAACGTATTCAGCCTTTTTGATACCTTCATGAATAGTCCGAAGCAAGCATACACCGTAACATAGCACCCCTTGTTATTGATCGACGCGGCGAGCGCGGTTGCTTTGGCTTCGGCTTCGTTTTTCCCTGCTGATTTCATGGTAAGTCCTCGGTTGGTTGGTTGATTTGTTTCAATACCAAGCATTATACTCATATTGAGCTAGGGTGCAACACTTTATTCTAATTGGCTAATCTTGTCGTATAGCTATCATCTAATATGTTATGTTCGCTGAATGGAAAATCAAATGAATAGGGAAGAAACGATCAAGGATATCTTGGAGGGCGGGACAAGCACTCAGGATATCGATGAGCTACTGAAAGAAATGGGTCTTGTTATAGAAGATATCTCGGAGGACTATGAGTAAGCCAAGAAAGGAAACCGAGCATTCTCGTAAGCGTAGGAATAAGGAACGACAGGAAACTGACCTCCGTTCTAAGATTCAGTTCTCACATATCCAACGACAACTAGCAATGGTAGAAGAGCTGATCCCTACTATGGAATCCTCAGATGTTGCCAAGTACCGACTACTCGCAGACATACAGTTCAGGAAACTCAGTAAGATCCTGCCAGACCTCAAATCGATTGAGCTTGGCGGTAATAGTGATAATCCGGTTAACATTATATTCACAGCCTTGGATAAGGACATTTAAGTTGGGATATGCGCTCACCTGTAGCAAGACACGCGAAGACCTTCACTCGCTCAAATGTCCACAGGGACAGGAAGAAAGCATCAAAACGAGGGTATTCAAAGCACAAACGGGCTCCCAGCTTGCATACTTTAAAAGTTTGTGAGTGATTACACCCAAGCATGAGAGCTAGAGCGTTGATAATAAATGGATAACCCTGTATTGACTACAGAGTTTAAATTGACTCAAGCTCAAGAGTCTGCAATGCGTGTACTGGGTACTGATGCTCGTCACGTATGCCTAGAGGGTGGCAGCAGGTCAGGCAAGACGTTCTTGTTTGTCCGTGCCTTAATCGTAAGAGGCCTGAAGGAACCTCGGACTAGACACGCTGCGCTCAGGTTCAGACAGAACGCTGCTATTGCTAACCTAGTTAAGCAGACCTTACCTGACGTGATGGAGAAGGCTTTCCCAGGGCTGATGGAGCAGTGCAACTACAACGGGGAGTTCAACGTGTTGACCCTCCCAAATAAGTCTGAGATCTGGTTTATAGGTCTCGACGATAAGGACAGGGTAGAGAAGGCATTAGGGTCTGAGTACTCAACCCTCTACTTCAATGAGTGTTCCCAGATCCCGTGGTACTCACGCAACGTAATGATGAGCCGATTGGCTCAGAAGTCAAACCTGACGCTCAAGGCTTATTACGACCTGAACCCTGACAATACGGCTTCGTGGGTTTATAAGCTTTTTCATTTAAAGAAAGACCCTGTCTCAGGTGTGTCGACAGCGAAGCCTGAGATGTACTCTACTTACAAACTGAATCCGCAGGATAACCGCGAGAATCTTGCTGACGACTACATCCAGACATTAGAAGAACTGCCTGAGCGGGAGCGGAGACGTTTCCTTCTCGGGCTTTATGGCGATGCAACAGACGGTGCGCTGTGGACTCACAATTTAATATCGATACATCGAGTCAGTGAGACTCCGGCAATGCAGCGTGTAGTTGTAGCCGTTGACCCAAGCGGCGGTGCGGGTGGTGATGACTCAAGCAATGATGAGGTTGGTATCGGCGTCTGCGGTTTAGGTGTCGATGGGCTGGGCTATATTATTGAAGACTTATCCGGCAAGTATCATCCGAGGGAGTGGTCAGGTATCGTCTCAAGCGCGTATGAGCGTAATGGAGCCGACTCTGTTGTAGCCGAGGGCAACTATGGGGGTGCGATGGTAGAGGCTGTCATCGAGACTGACGACCTTCCTATGGCGTTTAAAATGGTGACTGCCACTCGGGGCAAACATATACGTGCCGAGCCGATAGCCGCACTGTACGAAAAGGGCAAGGTTAAACACGCTGGTGTCTTTCCTGAGCTTGAGAACCAAATGGTTGACTTCACCTTGAGCGGGTATAAGGGTACAGGATCACCGGATCGTGTCGACTGGCTCGTGTGGGGACTGACGGCTTTATTCAAAGATATCACAAAGGCAAAGGGGAGTGCAGAGTTCCAACATACCCCTCGGGTTAACTTTCAGAAGCGCTCGATGACTCAGTACGCCAAACGACTTAGATAAACAACTGGAGAGATTAAATGAGAGAACGTAATGGGCGGTAGTAAGGGAGCCAAGCCTAAGCCTAAGGCATATACAACGTTGGCGAACCAAGCTGGACCAGCTGATGGTCGTTATGGTTATGATGACTTTGGTAACCCAATGCCCAAACCTACGCCGTGGAGTTTAGGTCCGAATGAGATCGATACGAGCTGGAGGGGCGAGGGTGGCTGGGGTGGTGCTTATCCAACAATCAACTTCCCTGCAATGCCTGCCTATCCTGAGTATCCAGACCTCCCAGAGCAGATTGAGCAACCACTGCCGGACAATGCGGCTCTACTAGCGGCAAAGAAAAGAGCTAGGGCGAAGAAGGGTTCAGCTCGGACAGCAACTTTACTAACACAGAAGTCTGGAGGTTTAGAGTAATGGGATCAGCGGTTAAGAATTTCTCAGGGTTAAACTCAAGAGACCCTGACGTCAAATACAAGCCGTCTAAGGCATCGATGGTCGGTGGCTACTATCACGATGGCAAGAGCCCTATGAGTCGAGAGGCGATGGAGGCTAGAGGAACTCCGCCTATGCCTCAGTCTATGCCTTGGTGGATGGATGGGGCTCAATACAACCCGAATGGAGCCCTTAAGACGAATCGTCGACTTGACGAGAACAGAGGCGCAGGCAGTCAGAAGGCTGCGGAATACTTCAGTCGATTCCACGGTGGGGGAGATAAATGAATAAAGACCGACTAATTAAGCACTGTGATGAACTGTTCAGAAAAAAGCAAGGAGTTAATTCACTTTGGCAAGCCATTGCGGACAACTTCTATCCTGAGCGAGCAGACTTCACAGAGATTAACAATGTCGGTAGAGAGTTCGGTGATCACTTAGTTGATAGCTTCCCTGTACGGGCTCGACGTGACCTAGCCAATCTCGCTGGGTCGATGCTTCGAAGTGAGAACTGGTTTGAGCTAGTTGCTGAGGCTGAGTTGGATCACGCGGGTAAGAGCTATCTTGAATGGTTGACTAAGCGTCAGGCTAGTCTGATGAAGTTCCAAGGGACTGGGTTCATGAGAGCAGCCAAGGAAGCGGATCATGACTTCTTCACATTCGGTCAGGCAGTAATGTCGGCAGAGTACTCGATGAAGTACGACTCGCTTCTGTATAGGACGTGGCACTTGAGGGACTGTGCGTGGTCTGAGGACGAGCGCGGTCAGGTATGCACGGTGGTAAGGAAGTGGAAGCCTACTATTCGACAACTGGCAGATACGTTCGGAAGGGATGCACTACATGCTCGGATGGTAGAGCTACTCGATAAGGACCCTGAGCAGGAAGTCCCATGTCAGCATATCGTTATGCCCGTGGGTCACTTTGACTCTGACGACCAGAACCCGTACATCTCTACTTTCATCGATACGGCTAACAACCACATCCTCGAGCAGAAGGGGATAACGAATAAGTTCTACATTGTCCCTAGGTTCGCAACCCTAGCTGGCTCACAGTACGCCTACAGTCCCGCTACGATGGCATCATTGCCTGACGCTCGGACATTGCAGGCGATGGCTCACACTCTAATAGAAGCGGGTGAGTTGTTTGTTAGACCGCCTTTACTAGCCACACAGAACGCCCTCAGATCGGATGTGAACGTATATGCTGGCGGGGTGACTTGGGTTGACGAGAAGTATGACGAGAGGCTTGGTGAGGTTCTAAGACCCCTTGGGCTGGATCGTGGAGGGTTACCTCTAGGCTTCCAGATGCATCAGGATTTGCAGACAAGTATTGCAGAGGGTTTCTATCTCAATAAACTGACACTTCCAAACACGGCAGGGATGACGGCTTATGAAGTCAGTGAGCGTATGGCGGAGTTCCAGCGGCAGGCATTGCCACTATTCTCACCTATGGAGGAAGAATACAATGGTCAGCTGTGTGAGATCACGTTTGACCTACTGACCGTTAATAATAAGTTTGGATCGGCGTATGACGTTCCTGATTCACTGAAGGGTATCGACCTAGACTTTAAGTTTAGCTCACCGATCTCAGAGGCTAGCGAGAAGATCAAGGGTCAGTTGTTTGTTCAGGCGGTAGAGTTTACTACAATGGCGGGACAGGTTGATCCGCAGGCTATTGGTAACTTTAATGCAGACATTGGGCTTAGGGACGCAATCATTGGCTCGGGCGGTAATGCGTCATGGTTAAGGACTGAGGAGGATGTAATGGTAGCAAGGCAGCAGCAGGCAATGCAGCAGCAAGCTCAACAGATGGCAGAAATGGCAGCAGCAGGGGGTGACATTGAAACAGCAGCCTGACGTAGTAATGGATCTAGCCTTACATAAGGATGAGATCCTAGCTATTCAAGCAGTACACAGGGGTGAGGCAACACCACCGCAGCAGACGTTATGTCTTAACGCGATCATGGTGAAGCTATGCAGAATGCATGACATGCCTTACGCCGGAGACACACATGACTCAGCGTTTCTCTCAGGGAGAATTCACACGGGTCAACGAATCTTACACACAACACACATAGCAGTAGGGAAATTAGATGACTGAAGAACTTGACGCGACTGTAGAGTCGACACCTCAAGAGACGCCAACAGCAGTAACAGAGACCGTCGCACCGGACACACCGTTTGGGTACATGCCTGAGAACTGGCGTGATGACTTTAGTATGGGTGATGAAAAGAAAGCAGCCCAGCTAGGTCGATACAAGTCAACGGATGACTTTGTTAAATCGTTCTGGGAGGGACGAGACAAGATTTCAAAAGGTCTGAGTAGTGAGTTACCAGATAACGCGACCCCAGAACAGTTAGCCGAATACAGGCAAAGCCGAGGGGTTCCTGAGTCTCCAGATCAATACAAGCTCAATCTGGGCGAGGGTATGGTGCTAGGGGAGGAAGACAAGGGCATTATGGACGCCGTACTAAAGGCGGCACATCATCATAACGTATCACCTGACGTCATGTCTGACCTAGCGACAGAGTTCCTAGGCACTCGAGGAGAGGCTCAACAGGCGGCGGAGGATCAGCGTTACACCCAAGACAATCTCGACGCACAGGGGGCTCAACAGGCTTTGCGTGAGACTTGGGGTAATGACTACCAGACTAACCTAAACATCATTCAGAACCAGCTAGAGGGGCTACCAGAGAGTGTTAGAGATGACTTCTCTCAGGCGCGTATGCCTGACGGCACTGCACTGTTCAACTCTCCTGAGTTTATGAACTGGTTCACAGACATTGGTCGACAGATTAATCCAATGGCAAGTATTGTTCCAAACACGGCAGCACAGATGTCAGCAATGAACGACATCATAGGTGAGGCTGATAAATTAATGCGAAGCGATGACCCGTCCGATAGGGCTAAGTATCAAAGCGCAGACTTCCAAGCACGTTACGATAAAGCACTTGAGCAGCAAGTGGCGTATCAGCAACGAGGTCATTAGTATCCGTCTTGGGGCGACGTTAACTCCCCACCAGTTTTTCAGAAAGCCCAGCGCTCATGTGGTTCGACTCCGAAAGGACACCTCGCTAAAGCATGACACTGATACCCAGCATGGAAAACATTTATTTTCTTTTAATTCTATTGAGGTAATATGAAATGGCTGAAACAGCTTTTCAAGTAAAGTACCGCAACGAGACTATTGCTGGGTTCGAGAAATCAGAATCCCTAGTCCGTAAGACTGTGGTAAAAGAGTTCGTTAAAGAGGGTGGTTCTGCTGTCTTCTTAGTAGCGGACAGTGGTGGTGCAACCGCCGTAACTCGTGGCCCTAACGGTGACATACCTACGCGACCCGATTCGCTAACCCAAACGACTGCGACTCTGGTTGAGTGGCATGACATTCCAGAGAAGACTCGGTTTAATATCTTCGCTGGTCAGGGTGATCAACGTGCGCTTATGCAGCGTACATCTCAGGCTGTTATCAATCGCAAGATCGATACAGACATCAATACAGAGCTGGCAACGGCATCTGTAACTTGGGGCGCTGCTGCTGTAGCTACTCTGGCGTTAGTATCAAAGGCTAAGACTAAGCTGGCGAATGCGTTTGCGGCAGGCGGAAGTGATGAGGTCTTTGCACAGATCACTCCGGCTTATCATGCTTATCTGATGGGCATCAATGAGTTCTCGTCTGCTGACTTCATTAACACTAAGCCATTTGATGGCGTGTCGAAGGATGATGCGTTCAAGTGGTGGGGTGTGAACTGGATTGTTAACCCTGCCCTTGATGGTGCGGGTACGTCTAGCGCTACGTGCTTCATGTACAACAAGAACGCGATTGGTCATGCATGCGACATGGATACCATGGATACTCATGTTGGCTACGACGAAAAGAATGACAAGTCTTGGTGTCGCGCTTCCGTGTTTATGGGTTCTGCCCTTTTACAAAACGCTGGTGTTGTGAAAATGCTTCATGACGATTCAGCTTACAGCTAGGAGATTAACTTATGGCTTACGCAACAACTAACCCACCACGGCTTGCAATTGCTGCTGTGGGTACAGCATCACCAAGTTTCTGGATATATTCATCCACTGACGCGGCGACTGTAGTCCGAGTAACAGGCTACATAACCAATGGGGATGACTTAGGTATGAACGTAGGTGACATCGTGCTTCAGAGTTCTTCTGACGCGAGTGTGGCTCACTTTTATATCGTTAACTCAGTCGCTGCTGGCGGCGCTGCTGATCTATCAGACGGCGTGGCAATAGTAGCCACTGATACGGACTAATATCCGTTTTAGGGTCCCCTTATGCAGAAGGGGGCTCTTTTTTTTAATGCAGAGGGTTATATGGCAACACACACTCCACTTCATAGAACAGGATTAACAGAAGGCAAGTTTTCCTTTCAACTATGGCAGGCTATCGTCCCTGTCGGCGTCACACTTGATGACGCATGTGAGCCCAGCTTCTGGCAACACGCTGGACGATTCATTCAGGCTCGAGATGAGATCAGATTAATATGCGAGGATAACTCATGGTTAGCCCGTGCCTTTGTTCAACGCAAGGGTGAAAACAAACTCTATATAAAGATCATTGAGAGTTTCGATTTAACATCAGGTGATGATGTTGAGAACCGAGAGTATGAGTCCGTCTACAAGGGCAAGATACGCAAATGGTGCTTGGTTGATAAGCTAACGGGTGACATCATTCAAGACGGAATGGAAAACAAGGATCAAGCTAACGAAGTACTCACACAGAAAGCGGCTGCGTAATGGCTACTATACTGGGATTATATAACGAGGCACTCACTTTATTAGGGGAGCGCCATCTATCTTCACTGACAAACGATATAGAGTCTCGGTATTTGCTAGACAACGCTTGGGACCAAGGCTTGGTGGCTAGGCTTGCCGAGGATAACGACTGGGTCTTTCTGCGACAGTCTGTCAAGATCTCATACGACAACGAGATCGAGACTGAGTTTGGCTATAAGAAGGGTCACACTAAACCCACTGACCTACTCAAGGTGTCAGGCATTTATTCTGATGAGTACATGCGTTCGCCTCTGAGTCAGTATGAAGAAGGCGATACTCACTGGTTCACTGATCTCGATGACATCTATGTTCAGTACGTTAAGAATACGGTCATCAATGACATTGCGTCATGGCCCGAATACTTTTCCGCACTGGTAGCCGTAACGCTGGCACTCAGAGTTTCTCCCACTATGAAAAACCTCTCAGATCAGCAGAGGATCGAGCAGGAGTGGAATAAGGTAGAGAGGCAGGCTAAGAGTAAGGATGCAATGAGACACCCCACAAAGCCATTACCGAGGGGCTCATGGAATTCTGCCAGACTTAGGAACGGGAGTTATAACGGACGTCCTGGAGATTACTAGTGCCTAGAGTGAATACATTAGTCAATAAATTCAACAGGGGGGAAGTCTCCCCACTCGCATTGAGTCGCGTAGATCTAGAAGGGATCTCTGACATGTGTGAGACAATGACAAACTTTGAGCCTCAACGTTTAGGCGCAATGAACTACAGGGTTGGCAATAAATACTTAGGGAACCTTAGTGGCGAGAGCTACAATATTCCGTTCGTGTTTGACGCAGACGACTCTGCCATTATTCAGTTCACCAACAATGCCATCGAGATCTGGGTGGATGATGCGGTGGTCACTAGAACGGGGGTTACTTCTACGATAACCAACGGTACGTTCACAAGCAACGTGACCAGTTGGACTAACGCTGATGCTGGATTAGCTGCATCAACATGGAAGACTGGTGGGTACATGTCGCTCATAGGTGATGGGTCAAGCACAGCAAAGCGATGGCAGACTATCACGGCTGAGGTTGATGTTCAGCATGGATTCAGGATTGTGATAGCTGACGCTAATGTTCACATAGACATAGGCACGACAGGAGTTGACTCGTATGACATATATTCAGGTGACCTATCTCCTGGGACTCATAGCCTTGCGTTTACCCCCACAGGCGACTTCACAATCACGCTATCTAACGCGAAGAAGTACGAGGCGCTTGTTGACTCAGTAGCTATCGAGGCAGCAGGGACGCTATCAATCCCCACGGCAGTCCCAACGGCTTCACTACCACTGATTAGATACGATCAATCGGCAGATGTTATATTCTGCGCGGTAAAAGATATCCCTTGGTTTAAGATTGAGCGCAGGGGGACAAGGTCTTGGTCTGTTGTTGACTTTAGATCCGAGGACGGACCGTATGGTCAGATCAATGTTGATGAGACGTCGTTAACGCCAGCAGCATTATCAGGGAACACAACACTCACTGCGAGTAAGGATTTCTTCACCACGAGCGATCATGAGGGCGTACTCTTCAAGTTGGAGTCTGCCGGACAGGAGGTCGCTCAATCCATTAGTGGTGAGAACCAAGAGACCGGAGGTATAAAAGTGACGGGCGTTGGTAACACTCGGAAGTTCGAGGTAACCATATCCGGCACATGGACCGCGACAATAACGCTACAGCGGTCAATAGCTGAGATTGGTGCATGGGAGGACGTTAAGACCTACTCATCCAATCAGTCTAGCGTGGTCTATGACGACGGTCTTGATAACTCAATCATCTATTATAGGTTGGCGTGTAAGGCTGGTGACTATACTTCAGGAACTGCTGAGACTGGATTAATATTCCCAGGTGGTTCGATCAGTGGTAATTGTCGAGTCGTCAGCGTAACAAGCCCCACTGTCGCACAGGTTCAAGTGATTAATGACTTTGGTAAGACCACATCCACCCTTAACTGGTATCGCTCAGAGTATTCGGCTGGTGACGGTTACCCCTCAGCGGTTGCTCTGTACGAGGGTCGCACATGGTGGGCAGGCAAGAATAAATTTACTGCGTCAGTGTCGGATCTATATCAATCCTTTGATAGCACTGTAGAAGGCGATTCTAAGTCATTGCGTAGGACTATAGGGTTTGGACCAGTTGATAACGTGAGCTGGTTGTGTCCAGCCATGAGGCTTATATCAGGCACGGCTGGTAGTGAGATATCTATTCGGTCATCAGGATTCTCTGAGCCATTGACCGCCACCAATATAAATCTCAAGGAGACTTCGACCCAAGGCAGTAAGGCAATCGATTATGTAAAGATCGATAGGAATGTTTACTTCTGCCACAGGTCAGGAACTAAAGTATTTGAGTTGGCTCAGTCGAGTGAGGCTGATGAGTACCACCCTAGCGACATTATGGTGCTACATCCCGAGCTGGCATTGGCTGGTATAAAAAGAATTGTGACACAGCGACAGCCTGAGACTAGGCTTCACGTTGTGCTAGACGATGGGACAGTCATTGTTAACCTCCAAGATTCGGTGGAAGGGGTTCGGGCTTGGTACAGGCTCACATACTCTGGGCTGGTTGAAGATGTTGTGGTACTCCCAGGAGATCAAGAGGATCAAGTTTACTACACGATCAACTTCTCTGGCACTCGGCACTTTGTTAAACAGGCGATGATTACTGAGTGCAGGGCATCGACGACATCAAAGCATTTTGACTCATTCGTAGAATACACCTCTCCAGGGCTTACCTTAACAGGGCTGAGTCATCTTGAGGGGCTCACTGTGGGCGTTTGGGCTGATGGGCAGGATAGGGGTGACTATACAGTAGAAAGCGGCTCTGTGACGCTCTCAGGCTCTTACACGAGCGTTGTGGCAGGACTTCGATACACGGCTACATGGAAGTCCCCTAAACTGGCGTATGCGGCAGGAATGGGTACGGCTATAGGTCAAAGGAAGAATATTAGTCAGGTGGCGTTTCTATTAAGGGATTATTACCCCAACTCATTAAAGGTCGGTCCAACTAACGCAACGGTTAAGCCGTTTCCCGCGTATGAGAATGGGAAGCTGGTAGACACTACTGCGGTAATTGAGGAGTACGACCATGATGCGTTTGGGATTGAGGGTAGCTGGACGACGGACTCTCGGGTTCATCTCGTGGCTAACAATCCTGTTACGGTACAGGCAATGGTTCTATCCGTGACGACCCACGATAAATGACAGCGACATTTAGACCATTGGAGTACGAGGACGTTATTGCCGTGAATGGAGAGCCCTTTCAGGAATCTGTTCGTGGCATTACTGTTCTTGAGGACGGGGAGCCCGTAATGATCGGAGGGGTGCTTCACACTAAGCCGTTACAGGCATTCAGTGAGTGCGTCATTGACCCTAAGAAATACCCAGTTACTGTCATGAAAGCGACAAGAGCTTTTAAGAAAATCATCGAGAGCTATCGTGGGCCAGTCTTCGCAATAGCCTCCACAAAGTACCCGACCTCTGAGTCTTACCTAAAGCACACAGGGTTCGAGTATGTAGAAACAACTAAAGATGGGAGGTTATATCAATGGGTGACCCAATAACCACAGGGTTAATGATTGGTGGCTCGGTGCTTGGGGCTTATGGTAAGAAGAGAGCTGCTCAGAAGCAAGCCAATCAGATTGGGTCTGACTACGTCTCAAGGCCTTATGTCTCACAGTTCCGTGCAGCTCCTCGATACTCAGGATATGAGGAACGAGCTGAACGCATTAGACAGATTGGGGATATGGAGCATGAGAGAGCGGATGAGATCGCCAAGGGGTATAAGGACGACGCTCTCAAGGCTCTAGCATTAAGCCACCCAGACGCTATTGAGGCTTATCGTGAGGGAAGGATCTTAGCCTCTGACGCCACCACTGGTGTTATGTTTTCAGGTGGAACGTCTGAGGATATTAATGAGATCCTAGCAGAGATAGACGCCACGGCTGAGTACAATGCACTCTCAAGGTTATGGGAGGGTAAGGACTCTGCACGCACATTAAAATATAAGGCACGTTTAGCGCGGTATGACGGTGACGTGGCTCAGATTGATGCGGGATACCAAGCGGGTGTTGAGATGGCTGAGGGGGAATTTCAAAACGCGATCTCTGACTACGAGGATAAATACTCTAGATACGCAGATAACATGGCAAGGCAGCAGCATGAGATGGATGACCAAGCAAATCTAGATAACATTGCGGCTGCTAAGACGGCTGCACGTCGTCAGGCTCAAACGGCATTCACGGGTGATCTCTTATCTATCGGGATTAACTCGGCTGCTGGATATGCTGGCAGAGCCCCAAGCACCGCTGGCGCGAAGGCTGCTAGTATGGGTGGTGGGAGAGGCGGATTTGCAGGACCAGACAGGTGGGCTGCCAGAACGGTTGTAAACTCCACGACGAGATCAAATAGACCGTCGACTACCTATAGTCGATCACCGAGGTTCGGATAATGCCACAACTCCCAGACAATAGAAGCATAGCAAGGAAATCAGGATCAGGCACTGGTATTGGTGGTAACTCTGGAACTGTTGCCCACGGCAATCTAAGCGCAGTCAGAGGCCCAGCAGGGAAGGCTGCCATCGCACTGAAGACCCCAGCCCCTACAAAGGATTACAGCGCCGACATCTATAGCACGGTGGTTGACCAGATATCAAAGGTTCAATCCGCTGTAGGGAACTATCAAACCGTCAAGAAACAGGAACAGCTTGATGACGATAAGTACAACTACGACACCACTATCAATGATTACAATGTTGCGGTTGCTGAACTTAATCACAGCTTCAATGACGACAAAGACCATGAAACGATTGAGGAACGGTACGGGACTGCTTTAAATAAACTATCCGACCAGTTCGGCAGAAAAATCAATAACGATAAGCTAAGAAAGGCGTTCACCTCAGAGTCAACACTAACCATGTTTAAGGGGTTAGGTGTGATGAGGAACGTCGCTAACAAGGCTAAGGCAGACACGGCGGTAGCGGATCTAAATAATCACTTAAGCCTAGCGATCCCAGCACTGGTTGAGAAGGATGGGGTGGTGACGGCTATAGACTCAGCCCAAGAGCGGATAGACATTGCGTTGGAGCATGGCTATATATCAGAGGTTCAGGCGGAGAAGACGGCAAGGAAAACCACCTCTAACATCATCATGACGAAGTTAAACCTTCTTGATGGAAAGCCCGTTCTACAGGCTGATTTGATTGAGAGGTATAAGCAATGGGTTGACCCTAAGCTACTCAATGATATGCGGGAGCAGAACGCTATTGACGGCAGGACGAATCAGGCAAACGGTCAACAGGATGCGTGGATTGAAAACGGGGCGGATATGGATACAATGCTGGATACCGTCGCTAATACTAAAGACCCAGAACTACGAGCGCTCTTGATGGCGAAAGCAATTCAGGCAAATAGCCTCATTGCTACGGTCAAGGCTCAAGACTATAACTCAGCGATAATAGAGGCTGTTGACTTATTGAACCCGCAGAGAGAGGCTGCTGAAGCCGACACTATGGAGCCTCACGAAGTAACAGTATTACGCGCACCTAAGTACGCGTCTCCTGCGGAGCTTCCTTTAGCCCTACAAAAAAGGTTGGGTGCAGAGGGAATGGTTAAGCTTTTGAAGCCTAACATCAAGGAAGACAATATTGAACACTATAAGGCTGTTGCCAGACTTATCAATAATGGTGACCATGAGCAGGCTGGAAATGCTCTTAATCGTGCTTCATTAACTAACGCCTCACACAAGACCTTATTTAATAGGTTGGAAGCTGCGCGTACTGGGGATAAGAAGGACGAGGGGCTTTACACCTTCGAGCAGCAGATGCTTAACAGTCTCACAGGACTGGCTAACGATACCAAGAATCAAATCAAGTCCCATATGGACAAACTAGTCATAAAGTATAAGGCGGATAATAACAATCAACTCCCTGACAGCCAATGGCTTTATACGCATCTCGATCCGCTACTATTAGATGCGGATAATAATCTATGGAACGGGAGGAAGGATGACGCCCCTAGCTACGAACAAGTCATGGAGAACAGGGTTGAAAGCGTATTTGGCGTCGAGGTAGACAAGAGAATAGAGAAAGAATACTGGACGTCCCATGGAGCAAATACGGCAAGGGCTGCGCTGATTCAGTGGTGGGAACGCAATCCCAATTCGACAATTTTGGATGTAGGGGAAGAATTAGACAGACTTCTTGGGACGGAATAATTAATGAGCGAAATAAACCCAAACTACGAAAGTACTATAGACGAGGTTCTAACTAACACTCGTGGTGATTATGAGGAGACTATTAGAAGGACTCAGCAGGAGCTTTTAACTGACGAGAGTGGTTATGACTCAGAGGCGAGCATCAGAAGAACCCAGCAGGAGCTTCTAAATAAATCCCTACTTATGGGTGTGTCTCAAGACCCAGATAATCACGCTAGGTCTTTAGAGTTAGGCAAGCGATTAAATCTGCCTACAGATGTAGTAATGAGGAACAAGGGTCGGGTTGAGCAGCAAGACAAGATTAATGGGATGAATATAAGTGAGCTTACTGAGAAGCATCCAGAACTTGCCACCTTCCTAAGCGATCCGAATAACGCAGCGATATCTCACGATGATCTATACAATCTAAAGAACACGCACTTACTGTTTGACAGAGCTGAAGCCGATTGGTCTACTATATTTAAGAATCAGTTTAGCAGTGCCTTTGGCGAGATCATGGCAAAGCAAGTTCCGGCAGGGGCTAGTCAGGCAATTAATGAGGCGGAGGTTAACGCATGGGATGCAGCCGCCAAGACCGCTGAGAGGCTTGCTGAGGAACCTAGCAGTAGGATAGAGGAAACTGGGCAGCGGTTAACTCCCGAGATGGCTCGACAGCGTATGGCTGATAACATCCCAGCCGAGGAGATGGAGCAATCCAAGGCTGTGGCTCAAGCCGACGCGGATGTGGCAGCCAAGAAATATGCAGAGTCAGCGGCAAGGGTTCAGGCGGACATGCCTTATACCGAAGACGCCACACTAAAGTATTTTACAAGTAATCTGATACTTTCAATCCCTAACATGCTTGTAACGCTAGGGGTCACGGCTTCGCCTTTAGGTCTGGTAGGCGGGTTGGCGGCTATGGCTTCGATGGTGGCTCCGACGTTTTACGCTGAAGCGAGAACGGAGAAGGATGATACTTACAATCACAGAGGCATTGAAAAACCCTTCAAGACTAAACGGAATGTTGCCGAGTCACAGAAAGACATGCTTTGGAGAACAATCTTTGAGATTGGTCCAGAGGCTATACCTGTTGGGATGGTATTCAAGAAGGGTATGGGTATCGCTGAGAAAGTGCTTAAGGTAGGATTCACAGAATCCGCGTCAGAGGTGGTGACAGAGCTTGCCAATATATTGTATGACCTAGAGGTACTTAACGACGATCTCCCTCCAGACGAGTTTTTCAAGCGGGTACGTGACGCAGCAGTTATCGGCTTTATGATGGGTGGTGGTATGTCTGCACCTAGTGCCATAGCGGAGGGCGTTACTAATAAGCTAGACGCCGTCGGTATTTCTGCACAGAAGAAACAGGCTGAGATAGCCTCGTCATTTGCCGGACAGAGAAGACTAGATGAGGGTATTATTCTAGCCCAAGACTCTCTTGTTAACCAGAGATCCCAAGGCGACTACGCCGCTTTCATTAAGACCATAACCAACGGTGAAAGGGTCTACATCGAGGAGGAGATAGCCCTACAGCATGAGGAGCTTAATGGACTGTTCGCCCAAGATGAGAGTGGGGCGGTGTCTATTTCTATGGAGGACTTTCTTTCTAAGGTAGCAACTAATAAAGACCTGACTGAGGCGATACGACCCCACATAAAGGTTGATCAGACTCATCTACTTGACAGCGAGATAAATGTTGGGCAGTCGAGCATGATTGGCACTTTAAAGCAGATGGTAACAAAGGAGGGTCAATTAAAATCTGAGGCAGACACGGTATGGGAGTCTGTTCAGGAGCAAGCCGAAAAGGCTGGTGTCTACACCAAGTCTGAAGCTAGACACGCCGCTGCACTATTCCCCTCGTATATCGTTCAGTACGTGAACCGAGCGCGGAAAGCAGGGAAGGAAATAACGGTCGAGGATGCGTATAAGAAGATGGGCTTCCGTGTTGAAACAGCGGATGAGATGAATAGTGTCGTAGAGAAGGACGTCGTAACGACTGAGGATATAGCCACTGTCATAGAGTCAGGTCAGGTAATTAATGAGTCGCGTAGAATCCTCGAGGGGATTGACGTAGACCAAGCACAAGCCGTTATAAGCGACGAGAACCATGAGGCATGGGATGTATTGCGTAGCTACGGCATCGACCCCACAGAGGCTCTAAGCACGGCTGAGGAGCTTGTTGAGGCTATAGACAAGGAATTAGTCAAGAGGGATAAACTGGTCGCTAAGATTAAGCAGATTGATAACCCAGAGCTTGTTGATCTAATCACTAGGCAAGAGGCTGGGGAAGATGTTTCTGAGCAGTTAGACTCGCTACTCAATGTCTTGAGACAGGAAGACGCTAGGGTTGATAGGAACCAACGTTTTAAGGAATGGTTCGGTAACTCTAAGGCTTCTTTTGTTGACGAGACTGGGAGGATTGAGCCACTGCAATTATATTTTGGAACAACCAACGACGTATCGGAGTTAGGGAGTGATGGTCGGCTGCTGTCTATGCCTGACAGCGATCAAGGGGTAGCGCAGCACGCGACAAACAACCCAGAGGACGCCTCTGTAAATTACGCAAGCATTGAGGGCGGGGACTTACAGAACAGGATTGCAATTAGGGCTGAGGAGATCGAGGATGAGCAAGGCATAGAGTATGACGATGCATTAGTGATTGCTCAGGAAGAGATCACCGTCAACCAGCCAAATGTAATGCCAGTGTATATGTCGATTCAAAACCCTGTCGAAATAGGGGGAGATAATCCAACGGTCTTTGACTTTGTAACGACTTATGACGTTGAAGACCAAATGGATTGGTCGAGGCGTGAGGGTGGCACTGAAGAAGAAATTATTGAACGTGCCACAGAAGCTGCGTATGACTACCCTGAGCAAAGTGGGTCTATCGTAGAGTTCCTAGAAGCCATCGAGACCGTTGGGTATGATATGCCTAACTTCAATTACGACGACTTTGCCCAAGGATTAATCGAGCTGGCAGAGGATAGTGGCGGACTAACCTTTGAGGAGATTAAGAACTATGCGACAAACTCAAACTCGTCTATGTATGTGGAGGACCCATATGTCCCACGATCAGGCATCAATGAACTGCTTCGAGCGACCCTAGAAGAGATGGGGTTTGATGGAATTATAGACTCAACCGTATCCAAGAAATGGGGCGAAGACTCATCAAGGAGAGAGCCAATGGTTGGCGTTAACTCAGAGACGAAGCATTATTTAGCCTTTAACAAGGGTCAGGTCAAGTCTATCTATAACGATGGGTCTTGGGACAGCGACACTGGGGTTGTCCTCCAGCAGTCCACCGATCTTCCTATGGACACCGCCTCGAAAATGGCTAGAGCTAAGGAGCAGGGGTTTGATGTTGACAATATTATATACGCTGGAACTGATGGAACCCCATCACAAGAAATTCTACCTTATGGGAAAACTGTAGACTCCCAAGGCAAAAATCATAGCAATCTTTTTGGTGGCATTTTTGGTAGTTATGATAGGGAAGTTGCGGAATCTCATGGCGGCACGATTCAAGAGCTTGTAGTAAAGAATAGTGTGACCCATGATGGTTTTATCCATGAAGCTTTATATGATGATGACGGAAACAAAAAAGCGATAGAAAAGATAAGAGAACGATTCGGTAAAGATATAACAGATGATGAAGCAAATGAACTTCTTGAATATGCCTCAGGGAATAAATTTGCTATAGATACAGAATACTCTTATCATAATAAGGAATATCAAAATCCTCCAGACATGGGGGTTGATCGATACGAGGAAATAACAGGACATCAGCTAGACGGCGGTGAGTATGCTGGAGAGGCGGATTGGGATTGGCAAGGAATAAAAGGGGTTATAGCTCGTGCGCTTAATTATGACGCTGTTGGAATGCCTGATGAGCATGGCGAGAGCGTATTGGTATTAAACGGAAGATCCATTAACGCAGCCTTTAACCCTGAGCAATCCGATAGCCCTGTAATCCTGAATCAGTCGCCTATAGAAAGTGAGGCGGTTCCAAGTGCCGAGCTTGGTGTCTCATACACAATTGGGGAAAACTTACCCGAGGTTAAGAAGTCTTATGACGAGGCTAAGAAGGATCTCAACATAATAAGACAGAAGCATGAACGACTGCTAAAGGATTGCCTTAACTAGTACAATATCCTACGTGAGAGCCTCTGAGAGCCCCTGTGAGAGGCGTTCAGATTAAAGTAGTACCATAGGCTACCCCCAAATAAACCCCTCTTAGAATCGATCTGAGAGGCTTGAGGAACAGAATGAAAACATTTGACGATTGTCTAGAGTCGACAGGCTTTACTGAGGAAGAGATATCGGTTCTTGACGATGCGGCTTTAGTGTATCAAGAGGCTGGGGCCTCCCCAGGAGAGGCTCTGCGTCTTGCGACTCAGGACGCCATCAACCGATACGATGAGCAGCTTGCCAGTATTGAGGCACAGCGACCAGTGCCTAAGTCTGAGCCTGAGTTATTCTATCAGCCAGATACTCTAGCTATGGACAAAGCATCTAGAATGGC